AAGGTCGGGGGGCGGGAAATTGGCCCGACAAGTAACACGGGCCAAAAGGGTCAGGAAACCGGCATCATCGATTATCTGACCCTTGTGATGCCCGAAACTGCTTTAGAAGATTTTCGCTGCACCAACATCGATTTGCTGTTGTTCCGCATCTTCGGTTTTCGCGGTGAGGTCGTTGCCACTGCGCTTCGCAACAAGAACTGGATGTTCTACAGCCACTCGGCCCTCTTGATGGACCGCGAAGGCGAGTTGGTGGGCCGCATCGGTATGGGCGGCAACAAGGCGACTGTGTGCGTTTCCCTTTCCGGCGCAGGCTGCAAGTGGGTCAAGGATTGGGCGCACGTGCAGCGCCAGGCCTCAATCCTGCGTGCGCGCATCAGCCGTGTCGATTGTGCGCACGACGATTACGAAGGCGAGCGCCTCGACGTGCATGCGCTGCGCAAGCGCGCTGCCGATGGGGAGTTCTGCCAGGGCGGATGCCCCCCGCGCCATCGTTTCCTGAGCGATGAGGGCCACGGCACAGGCTCGACGCTCTACGTCGGTGCCAAGGGTCACAAGGAATTGTGCATCTATGAGAAGGGCAAGCAGATGGGTCTCAAAACGTCGCGCTGGGTGCGCGCAGAGGTCCGTCTCTACGGTAAGCACGTTGAGATTCCACTCGACGTTCTGACCGATCCAGGCGCTTATCTGCGCGGTTCGTACGACGTGCTGCGCGAATTGATCACTGGCATCTGCACCAGGCTCCGCACCATCCGCAAGCAGGTGGATGTGTCCGTGGAGGCTGGCATCGAATGGGCGCATCGTCAGGTCGGCCCGTTTCTCAATGTTCTACGCGGTGCGTTCGGCCACTCATGGTCCGACGTCTGCGAGGCCCGCATCCTCCGTGAAGGTCACCCCGGACGGTTCCGCGGTATCTCAAAGGGTGAGCCACTACATCGATATGTGAGGGAACAACTATGCCAATCTGCCGCATCTTGAGTGCTGCTGTCGAAGAGGAAGTCAACCAAAAAACCGGCGAGGTGATGCGCGGTCAGACGGTTGGCCTGGACCTTGGCAACGGGCATGCACTTCCGTTCCGTGTTGGCTTGGGCAAGCGCCCCGCCTATCAGCCGGGTGAGTACGATATCGACCCGAAGGCCTTCTCCATCGGCAACTACGGTGAGTTGACCCTCAAGCGTTACGTCGATCTGGTCCCCCTCACTCCCAAGGCTGCGCATCAGCCTGCGAAGGGCTGATTTATGGCCGTGTGCGTAGCCTTGCAAGCTGATGGCACGTTGGTGCCTACAGGCCAATCGGTCGGCGAGTGCAGTGGTTACGTGCTGGTCACGGGTAGCGAATACAGCGTCTATGCGCTGGTGCAAGAAGCGTTTGCGATGCCCAGCAAGGAGGACGCCGTTGCGTGGTCCACCGGCTGCTGCGGTGTGGTGATCGTGTGGTTCGTCCTGGGACGCCTCGCCGGCAGCGTCGCGGGCATGTTCAATGACCGGTAAATCAATCAATCAATCAGGAGAGAAAACATGGGTGACATTCTGTCGGGTCTGAGTGCGGCTGAGGCCGTGACCGCTGTTGTGGGTGCTGCTGCGCTGATTGCGCTGGTCGGCTTCACCAAGTGGGGTGCAAAGAAGGTGGCCGGCTTCTTCGGCTAATGGCGGTGAGGGTAGGGCGGCGCTTCGGTGTCGCCCTCTCTCTTTCTGGGGGTCACGATGATCGTTCTACTGTTCTGTGCATTTATGGGCGCGCTGTGTGGATGGGCAGCGGTCAAGGGTTTGGATGCACCATGATGCGAGTGATTCTTTCGGTGGTGTGCACACTCGTGATTGCGCTATGCGCTATCTCTCCTGCGCAGGCTGCTGATTCGCGTTCGCAGGCATTTGCCAAGTGCATGAACCATGCAAGCGCGTATCAGGTCAAAGATACGAACCTCATCACCAGTCCTGGCACCTGTGTAGATAAGGGTACTGAGGCCACCGGCAAGTATTACCAGTGCCAATACAGCGTGGCTGCTTACTATCAAGGTCCAGTCTCTGTTGTCACCTGTGGTGACTATCCTTATGACAACCAGAATAATTGCAAAAATGCGCCTCCGCTAACGAATGTCTCGGTGCGTGGTTCGATCTATGCGTGTTCGAATCAGTGCCAGTACACAATGAATTCCGCTGGCGGCGTTGATGTCTGCATGGGCGGTGGAGCTGACCTGTACTGCGCTGCCAAGAACTGGTCGCCAACTGGTCAGGAGTGCCAACAGGGCGATGCTGTTCCGTCTGGCATCCATGAGCCTGACAAGCAGACGTGTTCGTCTACTGGTGGCGCTTATGCCGAGTGCATCAGGTCGGACGGCACCCACTGTGTCACCGGCGCTGCTGGCTCCACGCTGTGTTGGAAGCCAGAGCTAACTGGCCCGCGTCAGACCGCCGATGGCACCTATGCCGGTGATCGTCAGAAGGCACCCGCTACGCCGACGCCTCCTCCTAATTTGAAGGATCCTAAGGAGGTTTCCAACACTACGACCACGGTCAATAACACCACCTACAACACGACCACGTGGAGTTCCAGCGGCAGCAAAGGCGGGCAGGGCAACGTGGGCGAGGGTGGCAAGGACAATGGTTCTGGCGGTTCTGGCGGTGGCTCTGGAAGTGGAGACGGCGACGGTGACGGTGATGGGGATAGCGACGATCCGGGAGAGGGTTCGCCCATCGGCGACCTCTACACCAAGAGCGATAAAACAGTGGAGTCTGTTGTGTCGAGGTTTGCAACGCAGGTTCGCGCCACACCTCTTGCTGGCGGGATTGCAAGCTTCATGACGGTTCCGTCTGGTGGTTCGTGTCCGGTGTTTAGCCTGGGTGCGTCGAAGTGGTGGGATGCCATGACGATTGATTTTCACTGTAGCGGCACATTCCTCACGTTTTTGCGTGCGTGTGGATGGGTCATTTTGGCGATTGCTGCGTATGCGGCCATCCGCATCGCCGTGACATAAGGGGCAGGGCATGTACGCTGGTTGGTTCACCGATCTGACAGCCTGGATATGGAGAGCGGTCAAGGCGGTTTGGCAGGCGTTTGCTGATTTCATCGGCGATTTGTTTGTGATGTGGTTGGAACAGTCGCTGTCGGCGATCTTGTATGTCTTGAGCCTCTTGCCGATGCCCGACTTCATGAAAGGCCAGAGCATCGGCGCGATGCTGGGAAATGCTGGCAGTACAATCCTCTGGTTCGCTGACGTTTTCATGATTGGTCCGTCGCTCGTGGCTGTGGGTGCCGCCATGATTTTCTACTTGTTGCGTCGTGTCCTGACGCTTGGGATTTGGTGACATGCTCGTTTTCAACGAAGGTGTGCCGCGCGCCGGCAAGAGCTACGACGCGGTTAAAAATCACATCTTGCCTGCGATCAAAAAAGGTCGTCGCGTCTTTGCGCGTCTGAACGGTTTACGCCATGACCGCATTGCCAAGCATCTTGGCATGGAGGAAAAGGACGTTCAGCACTGCCTCGTGCTTGTTGACACGAAGGACGTGGCGAAGCTCTTTGCGTGCACGCAAGATGCGTCCGGCAAGTGGTGTATTCCCGATGAGTTCAAAGACGCGTTAGTTGTGATCGATGAGGTCCACGAGTTCTACGTCAATGAGCGCAAGCCGCTGGAGCCGGCTGTTGAGAATTTTTGGGCGCTGCTTGGTCAGAACGGTGGCGATGCGGTCATCATGACGCAGTGGATCAACCGCTTGCATTCAGCGGTCAAAGCACGTATCGAGAAGAAAAACACGTTTCAGAAGCTCACTGCTGTCGGCATGAAAAGCCGGTATCGCGTGACGTATTTCCACACGACCTCGCCCGGTAAATTCGAAAAGGTCGGTGGTCAGACGCTCAAGTACGATCCCGTGATTTTTCCGCTCTATGACGGGTATGCGCCTGGCGCTGAGAATACTGAGGTCTACGAAGAGGGCGGCAAAAACGTATGGGCTGCGATGGCGGTGCGTGCGGTGATCTTCCTCGTTGTCGGTGGTGTTGGTCTGTATTTCTTCGCTGGCTTTTTCAGCAAGGGCAAGCAGGAGACGCATAAGCCTGCGGCGGCAGGGGCGACGGTTTGGCAGCAGTCCGACAAGGCAAGTGTGGGGGCTGGTCTCGCCAATGGTGCGCCTAGTGTGCCTGTTCAAGCTCCGCCGCCTGATCCGCTTGCCGATTTGACCGATGAGCAGCGGTACGTTGCGCAGCTGGCCGAGAAAGGGCGCATTCGGTTGGCTGCGCGTGCGCGTGTGGGATCAGATGAGCGTGCATGGGTGCAGTGGATTGATACTTCGAACAATGTCATTGAGCAGCTGGATATTGACCAGCTGCGGGCGCTTGGCTATTCCGTCACGATGCTTCCCTATGGCATGCGTCTGGTTGCTGGCAAACACGTCTTGGTCGCTACTCCGTGGCCGTGGCGCGAGCCGGTGCGCGAGCAGGATCCACGCCTCTATAACACCGCGTCTGATGGCAAGAGCGACGGCGCTGCTGGCGTTGCGACCGCAGGGAGTGACGCCGGCAGCGCTGATCGCGATCACCAAAGAAGCGTCGTGATTGGGCATGTTCCGCGCAGCCTCGGCACGTTCCCGGAAAGCAAGCCGTATCAGACGACCACAAGTACGCCGGCTACCACGTTGGACATGTAGTTTCGTGACGCGTCACGATTCAGCATGGATCGTTCGGCAATTCCTGCCAGCCATTCGACAGTCGTCGCAAGCGCTTGTGCTGAATGCATCGCTCGTTTGATTCCAGTTCGCGTAGTTGCAGCCGTTCCGGTACCACGCGCTGCGAGCGGGGCGTGTATAGCGGTTGCGGTGCGACTGCGGGTAGCGCTGCGCTGACACTGCGCATGGTGAAGTAGCCCAGGCACAGCGCCACCACGCCGGCAAGTGCTGCGGTCATCAGCTGGCCGACGAAGATGCCCAGGGCGATTTCCCACCAGAGTCCATCGTGGTTGTTCTGCGGTCTGTAGCTCATACGGCCCCC